ACAGATGTATCCCAAGCTGCCTTCAGCTTTGCAATCGTGTCTGCATCTGTGATTGCTTTTGCCGCTGGTGCATCACGCAGTGCCTTCTTCTTAGCTACAGAAGCAGTCTTGGCATCCGCATCGTCTGCCTCAAGTGCCTTCATGTATACTACGTCCTCTGCATCAAGCAACGGTTTACGCACTGCACGAATCTTGTCCTTAAAGATCTCCTTGGCCTTTGCCAGATCCTCACTAATGACGCTCCCGCTTAAAGACCATGCACCGCGAAAGTGACGGTCAGAAGGAACGGTGGCCTTGGAAGCATCGATCTGGTTCCCGTCCTTGTCTACGATGTATGTTGTCGGCATTTTATGTTCCTCTAAGCTGCCAGTTCATCAGAGATACGCCAGGCGTTTCTCCACTCGCGTGTCCCCGGAAGCTGTTGCTTCCGACAGATCACCATCTTCGGGCGATTGCCCTCGTCCCACGACTGCCATACAGACTGTGGTACGTCCTTCTGGATGAGGTACTCGATAGCCTCTTCTTCGGTCATCGGCCCCATCGGTTCTGTGTCATGCAGCAAGTAGCCGCGTGTGTGTTTCTTGAAGTCGGGCTGTGCCTCGTCCTTCTCTAACTCCCAGTATACCCAAACCGGCGGCAATATCCCACCCTGCAAAGCACAAGCCATCCAATTGGGATCAGGCACCATTATCCTAGCGCATTCGTCTACCTTGTCTTCGTAGACAACGCGATAGTCTGACTGCACACCATCAAGGTTTTCCTTTGCCCAGCAGAGCCGTTCCCATAGATGTGTGCCTTGAAACTCTGGGGTCACTGTCATGCGAGGTCTCCGTGTACCGATGTTCCAACCTCGACGCAATCATCACGAGAATTGTCATTACACAGCACTGTTACTTGTCGATGAGATGACGTTGAGGCTGTACCGCTATTAGTACATATCCTGCCAAAATTGCCATTAAAGCCGTCCTTTGCACCACCGCTATAAGCGTAGTCATCATTTGCCATATTGTTTGTTAAAACCACAGAATGTTCGCCTACCTCATGGTCTGTGATCGAACTGGAGTTTAAGCTATCACGGATAGTTGTATCAGAGTTGTAATTTGTCCACGCCTTTGCACTACCACCCACAACATATTCTGTAGACACAGAACCTTCAGTCGAGTGCGTCAGGGTATCCGCTTTGATTATACCGAATGCCATTACTCACCTGCCTCCAGTGCTGCGACTTTTGTCTCGAGTGCTTCAATCTTTGCGATGGCTTCTTGCAGTGCGCCGGTAAGCAGCGGAACCAGCTTAGATTGGTCAATCCCCTGCATGACAGCTTTGCCGTCTTCGTCCACTTTATCCTTAGTGCCGCTGATTGCTTCTGGCACGACGGTCTGCGCTTCATGCGCAAGGAAACCGTCAACGGTTCTGTCTGGGTCAATAATGAAGTTGAACCGTTTGGGTGACAGCGCCTTCACACGAGTGATTGCGCCGGTCATGTCGGCTACGTTTTCTTTGAGTCGATAGTCGGAGGATGTACCGTAATTAACCGCGCTATTACTATAATCAATGCCGCCCACATTGGAGCCGTTGTGGAAAAAATAATGTCCAGCAAAGTCGCCGCTAGCCGTTTTGTGTTGGTCAACCCGTGCTACATTAGCATCTGCGCCAGTGTTTAACTCTAAACCAGGGTCGTTTGAAGTAAGTGAGGTTTTGCCTATTAGCACGGCTCCGCTGCTGGATTCGATGCGCATACGTTCTGTGTTGTTTGTAGCAAAGGTCAGATTGTGTGAATTGGGTGTGCCAATGACTGCTTCGCTAACACTTCCCGGCGCAGCCATATGAAGTTGACGTGATGTAACACCACTGTCTTTTAGGAGGATGCCAGAACCTGTTGCATTACTATTGAAAGTATCTGTGCCGGTCATAGTAGCAGAGCCAGTTACAGCAACACGGCCCGTGCCATCAGGGTCAAGAGTAATATCGTTGTTACTCGCAAGGCTGGAGATTTTGTTTGTTTTTACCTCACTCATAAGAGATCTCCAATAGTCATACAATAACTTGCACTTACATCGACATTATCGCCTTGTGCATTAGCGTCTGAATTTTTTCCCGTGAAAAAATCAACTTGTCCTGTAGTTGGTGCAGTCATCGTTGAATCGCTTACAAGATGTCCTATGTTTGCATTTACTCCACACCTAGTGTCGCCAGCAAGTCTAGTCTCTCCGCCATCAGTAGCATTCATGCAAGATGCAAAATGGCATCTGTCCGTCACCGAACTAAAATTGTTTGTAAATTTAGTGGTGAAATCGCCTGCTCCGTGGTCCTGTAGAGTGGTTTGATTTAACGAGCCATCTACTATACCATCCACTGCGTCATAGTTGACCCAGTGTTTCGCAGCCTCTTGCTTCGTCAGCGTAGCCGCACCACCGCTGGTGCTTTGGATAGTATCTGCCTTTAGTGTACTCATAGCGTCACCAATGTCCCGCCGCTTTCAACGGTCAGGGTCACGCCACTGGCTACAGTGAACGGACCTGTCACGTTTGCGTTCTCAGTTGCAAGGATGGTTATGTTACTTGTGAGGCTCTGTGCGTTAGTGCGAAACAAACCACCGCCCTTGAAGTTGCCCTTGTTGGCCGCTGGCGGCGTCACAGAACCTCGAGTCAGTCCTAAGAAGTTAATAAAGATATTGTTTGTTCCAGAAGAAGGTGCGTTCCCTGATCCAAACTCAAGCGTAGTGGAGTTTGTTAGTGTGTAGGCGTTAGAGTCCTGAACTACGCCATCCACAGAAACCAAGATGTCCTGAACGTCCGAGACCGCGTTGTCCAACGTGAACGAAGTTGTGGAACCGTTGCCGCTCTCCCGCTGAACTACAGGGATGTTCTCAAAATGTGTGGCCGGTCTATTTCCAGTGTATGGCACAATGCGCTCCTTTAACTACTGATCGCATCCACTGCGGAAACCCATACATCCACAGAGTCCGCTGCACTTGACTGAACCTTCAAAGCATCTCCTGATTGCAGGACGATTTTAGCACCACCATCCAAAACCTGTAGAGCTGATGCCGCCGGTATCGGAGCATCTTTGACCAGGTAATGATCGTTTGAACTCACCGTTAAAAACACGCTTACCGTAATCTGAGAAGTGGTGGTATTAGCTAGATTGATTCCAACCAAAGTATCGTTTGAATTTGACGTATGTATCGCAACTGCTGATGTGCCCACATTTCTTGCAATATACCGTGTAAAGTCCTGTGCCATTACCTTCTCCTAAAGTGCTATCGCCATTGCAATAGCAAATCCCGCTGTCGCTCCTGTTGATCCGCTTGACGCTGATGTCACCCTTCCATCAGCCGCCACAGTTATACTTGAGTTTGTATAGCTACCAGCCGAGACCCCTGAATTTGCGATATCCGTTGCGATTGACACGTTGCCTAAGTTTGTCATTGCAGTAGCACTGGCGGTCACATCCCCAGTTAGCGTAATCGTTGGACTCTTTTCTACGGTGACGCCACTCTCAATAGTGCCGCTAGACAACGTCAGACTAGAAAAAGCGTCTACCGCCGCTCCAGATCCATCCGTGTAGATGACCTTTGTTTCACCGTTAGGAATTGACGGGTTGGTACCGGAACTGACGATTTCAATCGTCTGACTACCAGAGGTAGCGTTCTCAATAAACCAGATTTTAGAAACTGTGCTTGGAGCAAGCGTAACTGTCCGTGTGGCTGTCAGGCTTACGCCAGAGGTAATCTTCAAGTACATCGCACGGACACCGTCCGTTGCACCGTCCGCCATTGTAATCGTGCTGTTAGCATCACTGGCTATTGCTTCTGTGCCAAAACCAAAGGCATCCGCAATAAGCTCAAGATTTGCGTTCGTCGTCTGGCCCCAGGTGCCTGACTGTTCGCCGTCAGCAATCTCTTCAAGACGAAGATTATTTACATATGTACTCGCCATTCATGCCTCACGCTGCTATGTCTTCCCAGTTGTCGCTAACCCCTGTGGTGATAGTGCTCCAAGATGGTGACTGACTTGGCGACACAGCACTCCAAGATGGTGACTGACTCGGAACAATCTGACTCCATACCAAGACAGACCCAACTTGGCCTGTTCCGACTATACCAGTAGCTGGCACATTTGCCAATCCCGTGACAGTTACCGAACCTAATCCACTTTGGATGGCGTCTGAAGTAACCTGAACGTTTGCTGATGCAAGTGCAACAGCGGTTCCCTGCGATGCCGTCAGGCCAATGCCTGTAACGTCTATATTGTTGTTGGTAACTAGAGAAACTTCTCCAACAGATCCAGTGGCCTCTATTCCTGTGGCAGGGATGTTGGCCTCGCCAACAACGGTAACTGAGTCAATCTCGCCAGTGGCCTCTGATCCCGTAACAACCACAGTTACGCCAATAACAGCTTCAGCGGTTCCTACCTGACCTGTAGCCTCTTCCCCTGTAACAGAAACGATAGCTTGAGCATCTACCGTCACAGAATCAATTTCGCCGGTTGCCTCTAGACCGGTAACATCTATGTTGTTGTTGGTTACGGGGGTAACCGAACCGACCTCAGAGGTAGCCTCCAAACCAGTCTGAGGGACATTAGCATCCGCTGTAACAGTTTCATCACCAACTTCGCCTGTGGCTTCAGAACCAGTGACCGCTACATTCGCCGCCGCCACAACAGTTTCATCACCAACGGCAGAAGTAGCTTCTAGGCCGGTAACAGCAATATTGTTATTGCTTACAGGGACAACCGAACCAACCCCGCCGGTTGCCTCCTCGCCGGTCTGTACTAGGATCTGTTGAGTGGTAACGGTTTCGTTACCAACTTCGCCTGTAGCCTCTGATCCACTGACAGCGATCACAGCGGCAGCGTCTACGGTGACAGAGCCGACGCCAGAGCTGGCCTCTAGTCCGGTCTCAGGAACAACCGCACCAGCGTCTACGGTGACAGAGCCGACTCCACCCGTTCCTTCCACACCGGTGACGGCGACATTGAAGATTACTCTTACAGTAACCGAGCCAACTTCACCGGTGCCTTCGGATCCGGTAACAGACAAGTTCTGTGCGGTGCTTAGAGTAACAGTGCCTACAGCGGAGGTAGCTTCGGATCCAGTAACGGAAACAACCGCAGCGGCAGAAGTCTGACCGCCAAAGTTACGAACACCAAAAAGATTGGATTCTCTGTCACTACTGTCGTCTTCTACTACAGCGCCGACAGGCACCTCTGAAACAAAGCGCATACCAGCGGTGAGCGCGTAACTCTTTTTGTTTGGAGTAAGATTGCTATCCGTAGTCGTGCTTGAGATAAGCTGGAACTTGGTCGGAAAGTCTGATCCAGTGTTGCTTGTCGCAAGCTGTATGGTGTCTACGAGTGTGCCGCTACTGTTGTAGACCTCAATGTTGCGGTCATTTGTACCCGGCGCACCGATGAAGTTAACAAATTCAGCCGCCTCTATCAGCCTAAACTCGTGAGCAAAACAGCCCTCCGGTATAAAGCTGGTTTTTTCACCGCCGTCACTGTCCGCAATGCTAAATGCCGCAGAGGCTTTAGCCGTTTGATACCTATTACTTGGCCCAGTAAAGTCTGTGCCCCCTGCAAAATTAGTGTTGGTTGTGCTTATCGTGGAACTGTTACTGGTCCCATCACTAGCAAATCTTGTGAAGGTTTGTGCCGTCCCGCCGTATCCATCCACCAAAATCGCTGCTGCACTGCCAGATGCAAAGCCATAAAGGAAGTCGGTGCTTGCAGGGAACGCTGATCTGCTATCGCCAGACAAGCTAGTAGAGCGTGTCTTAAAGACAATAATCGGCAAGTCTGAAAATACGGTGTATTCAGGGTCAGAAGTATCGTCAGCGTAGGATTGCGTTGTGGTCGCGGTGCTACCGACACTCAAGGTTGTGGTTGATACACCGTCCTTGAATATCTCTACCGATGCCGTGCCATACAGGGCGCGCATCTGTAATACAAAACCCGTCCTTGTATTGCGGAAGCCAAACGAAGTGCCTGCCCAAGAGGTCGGCACACCAACAGTTTGGTTGTCCCCACTTTGAAGCGTAATCGGCTTGTTGGCCGATATGATCTTGTTTTCATAATCTGACGCGGAGACTGTAAGTGTGCCACCTGCCGAACTTATTGTGCCAAGAGATGACCCGTCAGCCGAGACTGTGGTGCTAGCCTCAAAGGCCATAACAGTTATGTTGGGATCATCGGTGTCTGTAGGTACGAAGTATTCGGCGTTGAGGGCGCCGCCTAGCTCTGGGTTGCCTTGAGCCGCAAATCCAACAACGGAAACTCCTGCATTCGCAACAACCGTTACGCTACCAACCGAACCAGTAGCTTCTAGACCGGTCTCAGAAACATTGGCAACGCCGGTTACGGTTACAGAACCTACGCCTGATGTGGCCTCTAAGCCAGTTTCTGGGACGTTAGCTTCTGCATCAACCGTTACGCTACCATTACTTGCGGTAGCCGAAACTCCAGACGCAACAACAGGTAAGGGGGAGTTCCACGCCCCTTCGGACCATGAACCCCGACCCCAACCTGTTATGTTAGCCATAGGAGACTCCTACAGCTTACGCAATACGGATGATTGCGTTACTTGCGTCAGCCGTTGGGAACTGAATCGTAAAATCACCTGCCGTGGAGGTCTTGTCTCCACCAAAAGCAAGGATGATTACTGCATCAGATGTGCCCGATCCGCCACCACTGGTGGTGTTGTAGATCATCGCACCGTTTGCAGTGACAGTAGCCGTGCTAAATGTCAGGTTTGAAAAAGAGGTAATAGCTGTGGTGCCACCACCTGGGATACTCGGCGTGACGTTAGTCAACGTACCGCCACCTGCGCTATAACCAGTGCCAGACGCCTCATTTGAGGTAGAGTAGTCTGTTGTTGCTGCACCAAGAGATGCAGAACTAGTAAACAGAGCAAGTTTGAACGTATGACCGCTCGAGTTGGTAAAGTCGTGCTTACCTTGAAGCAGTTCCTGCTTGAAGGATGTGCACATCGCTTGTGAAATAGCCATTTAAAGCCTCCTTATTGCTTCAGCTAACTGCGGATGACCTGCATCCCTCAACGCATTATACACGGTTGTTCTATCACTACGAATAGCCTCCCGCATATAAAAAGCCACAACGGTTTCCATGTGCTTTTGAAACGCTCTGGCTTGATCTCGGATACCTGGATGAGCGGCATCCGAAACTGAAATTAATTGTTTTACACACCGTTCAGCAACTTCTTCAGGGGTCCAACCACGGTATTCCGTAGTATGAACCGATACGACTGGAGTTTCTGGAACGTCTACATCTAGTTTAAACATCAGGTTTTCTCTCTAATTATCAGACCTTCTCGGTAGGCATCCGTTGTTTCTAGAGCCTCACCGAAGTTTTTCAAACGAATTAACGCCTGTTGAAACTGCTGGTTGTAGTTTTGAAGAACATCAGCTTCCCCCTTCATAAAGGTATAAGCCTCTATCAGGGAGCCATACAACAGTGTCATAGGGGCGTTTGTACTTAACCAAGTGCTTCCGCTACCTGATTGAGCAGTCAAGCTGGCAGGACGATAGGTATAATGCAGCTCCGCTGTGAACGCCGCATTGGGAGTAGGCGACAGCATGAAATTGTTGATGTCAAAGAAAGCGTAATACTTCGGAACACCTGTAGCACCAGTGGGGTTGTACTCCTGCAAATAGTTCACGTCCTTGTACAGCAGGAACTCTTTGCTACCACCGTTTGTAATAGACAACGAATACGGCGCTAAAAAATCACTCGGACAAGTAAGAAACTGATTCGAGGATGTAGTCGTGCCCGTCTGATTCTTGCGGAAGAAAGTCAACGCCACACTCTTCAAGATGCGCTCTTCAGCTTCAACAATGAAAGTGTCTAGGTTGTTTACAAACGTAGTCTCTTGATTCTCACTATAATCTTGAATCGTTTGTTTTAACTCGTTGAATGTAAATGCCATTTAAACCACCACCGTGACGAATCCTACGCCGCCAATCATTTGCGCCTTATCCACTGGTGGAAAGACGTTATTGCCAACCGGAACGAATACATGGCCCTTTCCTGTATCAGGTCTAGGGTCGCGGAGAGCTTGTGGATCAACGACTCTACGTCTCGGATCAAGCTGCGGATGTTTCTCCTCAAATTCATCAGAACCTACCTTCAAGCCATTCCATTCTACCCGCATGTCACGAAGACGGTACCGAAACCCAGATCGATCTGAGATTCCGTATGCATCTTTGCCTGAAGCATAATTACCCATTATACCCTCAAATACTGGATATCAGGCTGTAGCTTCAAGGATACTCGATCTTCGTCTTCATCAGCGGCTCGTTGAAACTCCTCTTCATAAACATTCTTCAAAAGCTGAACACGCTCTGGCGCCTTCTTCAGGGCGATGTAATACGCCATGCCGGCAGCTGCACAGGGTAAGAACCGGAAGGGCAACTCAACATTGTTCGTCAGCGCGTCCGCATCTTCTATCCGCCGGAGATAGTAGTATACGATCTGATCCGTGCTATTTTCCGGTGTCGGCCAAAGTGTGATCTGTGGCGTGATCTGCCGATTAAAGAAGAACTGAGAAGGGCGACCTTGTGTCGTTTTGTTAGGGATCGACAGGTAATCGCCACGACTCAGTCGAGTCAAATCAAAGTCTGTATTACTGCGCCGCAGAACAACTTCAAGAAGATCTACAACATCTGCACCTAGAGTTTCAGTCGCTTGATTGTTTGTAAGCGTTATCGTTGCTTGCCTGACCGTCCAGAGGTTTACCCCTCTGTTCGCCCAATCTGCAAACATCAGATTCATAGAACGTCGCGCTGTTCGCGCATCATAACCAGTGCGAACCTCTAGTCCACAACGCTCATACGCCTCTTCTATGATGTCAGAAACATCAAGATCGAAATCTCTAGAGTTAGATGTCGCCATTACCTAGACCTAACTTTGCCGCCCTTCTTCATCTTACGCATCTTCTTAACGGCACCGCCACCGCGCATCTTACGCATCTTCTTAACAGCGCCACCGCCGCGCATCTTCTTAACACTGCCGCCGCCCTTCATGCCGCGTCTTTTCTTCATTCTTTTCATTGCACCTGCCATTTTAGTCTCCTGTAATACTCTTGACGTTGGTGATATGAAGAAGCGCCCCCATAATACTCTTCACAAGTATCATAATAACCCTTCTCTCTGAGCTGATCCGAAGCCTCTTGCAATTTACTCAAACGCTGTAAGAAGATCATGGCATAAGGCTCCTCATCAGTCATCTCTATCTCGTCATCCAACAAATCATTGTCGTCTGACTCTGGGTGAAAACCCATTAAAAACATGTCTTTCGTATTGAAAACACCATTTGATAAATCTTCATTCAGGCTGTCTAGTATTTCATAAAACTCTTCTATATCTTCATAACAATTATCAACAAGAATAACTACGTCTTTAGAATCGTCCCAATCATCTATCGCTAAATACAGAACATCCCAGTCCGCTGTATCCTTGAATACAAAATCTACTTTATTTTCTCTCCAAGCTTTTTTAGCAAAGGGACAGGCAGGCAAACCGTTATAGTTGTCACTTGTTTTTTCCAAGACGGAAGATGACCAGCGCCGTATCTCCTTAACTATCTCTTCGCGGTTCATTTTTTTGTCTTTCTTCTGCGAACAGATTTTACACGCCTAGGCCTACCAGCAGGCTGGCCCAGCCGCTTCTTTTGCGAAATACGAGACTTCTTCTCTTTGGCAGATAACTCCTTCGTTGTTTTGGGCGTCTTTGAAGAAACCCGCTTTGATGGGCGACAATAAGGGACACCACGTTTTTCTCCTTTTTGGCGCCCACATTTTTTCCCCGTGCGGACATCCTTCCAATCTTCTTTGAACCAACGCTTTAACGCGAGTCCAGATTTTGTCTTCCTAACCGCCATCAGGATTGCTCCACAGCACCCTTGGTGCGCTTACGTTTTTTTGGCAAAACGACTCCGCAGCCTCTCGCTACTGCGGTTCCTTTGATCTTCTTGCCTCGAAACTTGCGTTTCGGTCTTGTCTCTGGAACTCTCATTAGAAGGTCTTAGCCTTGCGTTTAGAAGAGCCAGTCTTTCTTTTAGACTTCTTACTCTTTCCTCCAGTTCCATAGTTTTTGGCTCCCACCTTTCGGCATTTAGCAATCGCGCCCGAAGCATACGCCGATGGAAAAACCTTATATCTTGCTTTAACCTTTCGGTAACATGCATCTTTTGGCACTTTAACCCCCTTAGTCGTTTGCTTGGCGATAGAGCTGCGCGAGATCGTCATTGCCCTTCTCCGCTAAAAACGCCTGCCACATGGGTTTGATCATCTCATAATTTGAGGCGACCTTCTCTTTCACAACAGCGGTATCCGTCTTGAGTTCAACGATAGAAATACCTATCCAACCCAAGAACGCCAAAGTTGCACCGCTAATGATTGTGCTTAGATTCTTCAACACCGCCACCTTTTCCTTGCCTGACAAATACGCTTCTTAGGCGTTTTGCGGCAATTGATGTTATGCATTTTCATCTGCCCCTTTGAACGGGAGCAATAAGAACTGCGGCGTTTCGCACGAGACTTGCTCGGCTTTTTCTCCGTTACAGCCGTTTGGAGCTTGCTGCCTGGATTCTTACGACGGTACGCCGCGACTCCAGCTTTAGTCATTCCCGCCCCAGACTTGGTGGAGCGGAAATTCTTTTTGTTGCGCTTGGGCATCTTTGTGGCCTTACGAGCCATTAGCCAAAGAAACCTGTGATTGAATCTATATTGGTAAGTGTCACATGACACTCATCATTAAAGATCATCCCATGATCAGGTATGGAGATCTGATTGTCATCCGAGGTGTGAAACACCATAGATAACAAAGTAGCTCCACCACTGCCGTTTTTAAACACCACCGCTGGAGAACCACTAGAAGCTGTCTTTACATAGAAAGCCTTTAGACGAGTTCTGCCGCCTTGCAATGTTCCAGTCGCCGTGGCCGTTTTAGTAAAAATAGAAGCAGCCATTCCGCCCTCCTATTAGCCAAGGTTATTGTTTTGAGCATACAAAATAGTAACGCGAACTTCACCAGCAGTGGTTGAAGCAGAGGCCGTTACAGTCAAACGAATGTCTGCTGTTCCTGTGTCTTCCCATGCTAAAGCACCACCAGATTGAGTGGTCGGATACTTGCGGCCTGCGCTTGTTCCAATAGCAAAAGTGTTAA